GCAGGGTCTGAACCTTCGGCAGCTACTACTTCTAAGACCTTTGCAACAACACCAGACGATTGGCCAGTAAATGATGTACCTACGAGACTTGATGCTGTTCCTGGTAAGCTATACACATTAGTGTTCAACTTGATAAACTCATACTTAGAGTTTAAGTTTGCGCCACCTGGTTTTACGACAGCACCTTCCAAAAAGATATTATCACCAAATCTTTTGATTTGATTTTGGATAATAGTCTGCAGCTGCGTTAATTCTCTTGCTTGAAGAGCAACGCCACTATTAAAGAGGATCTTGTGATAATTATCACTATCTAAGTAATCATCCTTATAGGTATTAGGAAAGGTTGAACTGGTGATCGTAGTTGCCATTTGTATTATCCTATAGCGTAATTACAGCTTTAATGTCTTCGGTCTGTGTAAGAGTTCTTTCGACAGGAGCTCTATTTTCAATGTAGATAATGTCATTCTTAAATCTTTCAACATCATCATTACTAAATGCATCTGAGTCGGCGTCAACGCCTGAGGCTACTAATGTGCCTGTTTGGCCGCCGCCTGTGATTGTTTCACCTTCATTAAATGGTAAGAAACCAGTAATTTCAGTCTGATGTGCATAAAGTCTATCACTATCTATATCATCAATAATTGCCTTTGCACCTGATGTTGCTCCGGTGATCACAACATCTCTTACAAATGCTTCAGTGTCAGCAACTGAGGTAAGTGAAATATATCTTAGTAACCTTCCAGTTGAATTTGTATAATCAGAATCTGCATACCTACGAGGGCGCTTCATTAAAGCAACCTGCCTAAAATCTTGATTAGCAACAATAAAGTCGCCGTTTTCAATACCAGATGGCTTTACGTTAAACATTAGAGACGATGAGCGAAGATCAGAAATTGCATTACCACCAATGCCTGAATCATTAGAAAGAATTGCCCTAGCTGCGGCTCCTGAACCGCCACCGCCTGTCATAGTAATACTAGCAAAGTCATAGCCAAATCCCATTGTCATCGCGCTATCAACACTTGAATCAAGTTCAATGTTAATTACTTTACCGGCTGATACAGTTGCACTAGCTGATGCATTTTTACCATTTCCTACAATAGTAACAGTAGGAGCAGATGTATAGCCATTACCTTGATCGGTAATAGAAATACCTAAAACTTGCCCACCAGTTGCAGCCTCTTGAACTATTGCTTGCTCTCGTTCTCCCACAATGATACCAGGTGTACCTGAAGAATCATAAATCTTAGCAACTGGCATAAAGTTTGCAGATAGAAACTTAGCACTGATTGCACCAGAAATTGAATACATAAATTTCCAAATGTAACCGTCAGCCATTTTAACTGGATTAGTACTAGTGCCGCTTGGCTTTTCTGTAGATTGTACTGCAGCGCCTAAAGCTGTTTTACCTTGCTTTAAGCAAATGTAAACTTGATTATCTTCTGTAATTACATAGTACGAGTTAGAAGGAATTGCTGCTAAGTTATCATCCCATGATGAATAAACAGTTCCACTTAACCAATTATATCTAGGAATAACAAATGATACATCAGTAACTTGCTTAATTGATTGTGCGGATAATTTAAAGTTACGAATTTCTCTTAGACTATTAAGAGGTGCCGGCACAGTCTCTGCACTATCCCATGCCTCTGATCTACCAATCGCTACATAATACCGATTTGTTGAATTTACAACTTCATCATACAGTGTATTAAGTAATTGAAATTTAAGTTTGTTTGTTACAGTAGCAGCCATTTCTATTTCCTATTATGTAATTGCAAGATAGCCGTGGGCCGCGCTAGCACCACCTACCATATACCAGTTTGTACCATCCCAAATACACTGAGCCGATCCATATTGTGCGACCGTAAATGATGTACCTTGAGCAAAATTAGTTGGAATTACTGTTGCAGTTCCAGTATTTTTATTTGTAAAGATTTTAATTTCACCAATTATTGTACCGTCTGCAAGAGTAGCAGAAAGAGCTGTTGCTCTATTAAATTGTATATATGTCTTTGTTTGATCAGCAGTACCGTTGTTTGTCATAACAGCGGTATCATATGCTAGCTTTGTAGTAAAGACTGCGCCTGTACCTTTTGACGATACACTCATACTAATGTTATTATCGGCACCTTCTACGCTTAACTTAGGATTATTACTATATCCTGCGTTTTCAATAGCTAAGTTATTAACTGCCGATGTGCCTGGTGTAGTCGCTAAGAGTACGGCACCATTAGTATCTTTAATATGAGTCGCGACTGTAGGAGTAGTTATTGTTGGCGAAGTTAACGTTTTATTTGTTAATGTTTGCGTTTGTGCATTAAATGTAATTGTATCATTTGTAGCCAGCGCTGGAAGTGTGACCGTACGATTGCCGCTTAGCGCCGATGCAGTCACATTATAGTTATAACTTGAAGTTGCATCTTGAATTGTAGGATTTGTCATAGTTGGGGTAGTAATTGTTTTATTAGTCAGTGTCTGAGTAGCAGTATCAACCACTATATTACCAGATGCATTAGGTAATACTAGTATACGATCAGCAGATAATGTTGCAGCACTCAATGTAAGTTGATTTGCATCAACAACTGTACCTTCAAAAATAATACCGTTACTATCAAAGGCAATACCTGGAGCTAAGATATTACTATCACCTCCAAAGGCTTTGTACAGCTCTACAAAATTCGCGTTAATTTTAGTCGCGCCGCTTCGTAAGGTATCACCTGTACCATCATTTGCAGTAGTGCCTGTCGATAAATTTTGTCTAGTCATTATTTAGTCCTATATAAACTTCTTGTTTCTATTTATACTAGAATGATGAATCACTAAGGTATCTAGTGAACATATCATTGTCCATTGTCTCAATAACATTATCAAGAGAAGGTCTAATTGTATCACTATCATCAAACGTAAACGAGTTAGGCGTAATAAGTTGAGCAATTGATTCATATTGTGCATCAAGCTGAGCTGCTGTTGCTGTGCTATACGCTGAAATTAGTGTAGTTAAATCGTAGCGATATGTTCTATTATCAGAATCAACCAACCCAGTTGTTGATACAAAGATTTCCGGAGCAACTGTAGCCTCTGATTGAATCAGTCCAATAAACGATCCAGCTTCAGATGTAATTTGTACACTATTTAATTTTGCTTCATCTTCAGTAGTTACCTCACCTTCGAAATAAAATCCAGCCGGATGTACGAACTTTTTATATAAGCTTTCGTATTGAGATGTGCCTAACCCAACTTTAACCAAAATTGAAAATATTTGATATTTTTTATTATTTGTAATATATTTTTCAGAATCATAACCAATCTTAGATTCACCTACTTGAAAAATATCTTTCTTTGGATATTCTACTTCTGCAGTTTTTTGATAAAAAGCCTGAAAGAATTCTTCAAGTGAAAAGCGAGAACCTTTATTACGGTAGCTATCAGCAAATCTGCGCATTGTAAAGCGCGGATCTTTAAATAATCCTCCACCTTGCAACGATGTCGTTTCATTAATAAGTAAATTTAGATATTCTTCAGGAGTTTCTCCAATATCTCTAATAGAGTTTAATTGTCTAATTTCTGTATCAAATGCATGAGCGCCATCTGAATCAAGAAAATCATAATAGTATTCTAATACTTTAATAAAGTCTGGGTATTCTGATACAAAATATTCAGGCAGAACTTCTTTTACACTTCTTTTTCTGAAGTTTATCGTTCTACGACCTAGGTCTTTAAGTTTATGTGACATATCTTATAATGACGTTTGAGTGTTTTGATAATCTATTTGAGCAATTGCACTAGATAGTTGAGTATCAATCTTAAGAACATAGTTACGAAGAGGTCTGACTGTACTTTGATTTCCAGGTGTAACTGAAATTTTAATACTTGTACCGCCTTCTATAGAAGTAGGATTAAATCCTTCTAATCTAACAATACCAAACCCTGGAAAATATGTGCCAATATTATCTACTTCAACTTGACCGTCGGCGTTGATAATTTGCAGTTTATTAGAGCTTAACTTATTACGGATAAAACAAGGCCTAGAATTAAAAGTAAATCTACTTGTTGATACTCTTACTAATTCATCATCTGGAGTCGCAATGGCCGCAGGAAAAGTTGTAGTATATGTAAGAGGTTGGCCAACGACAGGAGTAAAACGCTGCTGCATTTTAACATTAATTTTTGTATTTAAAATTGACTCATCAAGTACATCAATAAGAGATAAAAGATTAGACCTTCTAAATACTTTATCAAATAAGTTTAAATTGTCTGCAAAATAATTTTGTACTGTAGCAAACACGGCATTTTCTGTAGCTTTTGGAGATGCTGTAGTAAGATCCGGATCGAAGTTGAAAATTGTTTCCACTTCAAGGAATGTTTCGACTACATCTACATATTCAGTACTAATTGACATAACAGAAAGATTGTCAGTTAACGTAGTGATTATGTCGCTTTTTGTTGCTTCTTGCACTATTGTTGATGTACCATCTTTAAATTTAAGACTAACGTATACTTTACCATATTCAGGTGGGCTATTGTCTTCTCCGCCCCATGAAACAACATCATCAACTACATGATTATATTTTGCTAAAATTTGTGCAGTATAATCTTGTGCAGTAACTAATCTTTGTTGTGACAAAAATAGAAGTGGAGCATTTGCTCTTATTGATTCTATTTCTTCTCTTTGAGAACCAGAAGCTGATCCGGCTTCTGTTACTACAGTAAGTGGATAATCTATTCCATCAATAACAACATTGGCAGAAGGTGAAAAGACTGTAGCAGTATTTGCTGTTTCACCAGATGATGACAAATACGTAACTACAATTTTATTACCGGCTTCTGGAGCTTTACCAATAGTGTGTCCATCACTAAATATAATTTCATAGTATCCGTTAGGTACTTCTTTAATTTGGTAATGTCTCGATGTTTCATCAATGCGAATAGCTGTATTTACATTTGTGTACACTTCAAATCCAGAGCTTGAAGAAGTTTCAAACACCTGTACGTCAAGCGTTTGAGTATCCATTGTTAAATCTGGAATCACGTAAACTTGTTGTTCTGTTTTTTCACCTACAAAAAACGTTTTAGTTCTTTTTTCACCTTCGTGTACAGGAATAGAATTGTCGCCAGTGCTTGTAAGAAATTCATATACTCCACTGCCATTATCAATTCCAGTATATGCTTCTAGCGTACTAAATGTATATGAGACACCACCTGCATCAGCAGAAAAAGAGGTACCTTTAGGAAGTGTAATAGTCGTCGGCCTAACTGCAGCAGATACTAAAAGAGAAAGATTAAGAAATGCTCTTGAAGAAACCATAGAAAGAGGCACATAGCCTAACATTTCTGCATGAGATACTACAGAAGATCTTAGCTGTGCAGTATTAAGAAACGATTCGTTAAGAGCAAAGTTAGCTGTTAGACCATTTACATGTGTATTATACGCCAATACATCTAACAAATTAGAAAGGCCGGCCGCCTCAAAATCATAGTCAGCAAATTCTGTTTTAGATTTCAGATAATCTTTTAATCGAGTTTTAATCGTGTTAAAATCAAGATCAGCTGATTTAATTGTGGTGGCCATTTATCTTAACCTCGTTAAATTTAATTCAATTGTATCTTCTTCATTAGTACTTAAAATTCTAAATGTTACGGATGCATTAACAGTGTTGTAGTTTCCACTAACTCGCAAATCCACATTTACAATCTTTGCGCGCGGCTCAAACATATCTACCCTTTGTATAATTTGATCTTCAAGTAAATCTAAATCAAATTCGGTATCTAAATTAAATAGAAAATTATTTAGATTACCTCCGAAGTTAGGTGCGAACGGCTTTTCAGTACTATTAGTTAGTAAAAGATTTTTTACTGATTGCTTAACTGCTGCAGCATCTATTTTTTTATATACATCTTTGTCAGGCTTTTTTGCAAAAGATAGATCTAGATCTTTATAGACGCGTTCCCGCGCTACAACTAACGTTGAAGAGTTGATATTCCCATCTTCGATTGCAAATGAACGTACTGGCATAACTTATCTATTTATTAGTAAACTTTTACGTTTTCTTCAGTTTCATCGTTTTTAATTTCAATCAATTCATTTGTACTTTGTACAAAATTATTGAAGCGCGTTTCTATTTTATTTTTATATTGTAATTCCCAGTTAGCAGAAATTTCAGGCATAATTAAAATAACTTGGCCATTTACTGATCCATCTGGGTTATATGTGTCATAATCTAAAATAAGCTTTTCAAATTGTAAATTATCTTTCCAAAACACTGCAAGGTCAAATACTTTTTCTAGATTTGTTTGACCACTAAAATCAAGTAATTCATATACTACTGCTTGACCTAAAGTCATTTTATAATTAATACTATTAATGTCAAGCACTTCATCCGGTGCTTTACGATATAGACCTTCGGCTACAATTAATCTAAAGTCAGCAAACTCGCCTTGGTGAGTATCAATTGTGCGCATCGCTTGTGCATGCATATACAAATGCTTTGCAATGTTTAGCTTTTCTGCTTCAGTTTCAATATGAGCCAATGTGACTTGATCACCATAACCGCCGAGGAATTTAGCAATAGTTATACCTGGTGCCAATTTAACTCGTGAAGTAATTTTTGGTTGATACTCTGGATTGTATGATTGATCTGGTAAATATATCATGTTAAGAACCTTGCAATTTGTCCGTCAGATTGACCTATACGATTTTTACCACGTCTAGGTTGTGTTTCTAAGGTTGCAGTTCTACCAATTTTAGGAGGTATTTGATTAATGTATGTAGGAGATAGCTTACCTTCTGAGATTTGTGCCCCTACAAATTTTGTATTTGATGAGGTATTTGTATCTCTCATCTTAGATCTTATTTCAGCAGTCGACAGCTTACGATCAGAAACTCCACCATAATCATCATTTTTATTTAATTGTTTCTTCATTACGTCACCGGTATCGATAGTTACAATTCGTGCACCTTTACTCGACTTTGTTATATAATCTGTCATAATTGCAGGTGTAGGTAGTACTGTTACCTTAGGATCTACTGCTGTAGCTGTTTCGGTTACAGTCGACATAGAACCGCCGCCCGGACCGGGAGCGGCAGATCGATCAGCATCACCAGCTCGAGCTGCTTTACCAGTTAAGTCACCGTGGAATGTAGTAGCATGCATCGATGTAGAGTTAACTCGATCAGAATAGGTAGTAGCAGTAGTAATAGTATCACCAGCTTCAATTGAGTGGCCAGTATAGTGATTATAATCATATCCAATAATATTCTCTCCTCCAATTGTACCACTATCACCTACAACTGTTAAAGAGTTAGCACCAATATTGATATTAGGAGAAGACATTATAATTTCATTTTCAGCGGTCATTGTTAGCGTACCACTATTAAGAAACTCTACAGATCCTTCTGTGTAATTTCTTACGTTACCCTTAACAATAGTATTATGATCTCCTAACCGCGTCTCTGTAGTAACACCTAGGATATACTCAGACCTATTCTGATGCACATTTGATTCTTTGTCTCGATGTACTCTTTGCTTTACAGAACCAATCACTTCTTCGTTATTATCACCACCAACGCGGACATTATAATCTCCTCCGACTTTTAGGTCAAAGTCACCGGTAACATCCATTGTTAAATTGCCGTTATACGATAAGTGTGCATCGCCTTCTACAATTACTTTATCATCGCCAACTGTTACTCTTACTGAATTGTTTGTTGATGAAACTACACATGAACCATCTGCTCTAAACTCTATACCAGATCCAGTCTTATGTTTAAACAGCATTCGTTCATTACCAGGCGTGTCATCAATTTCTGTGACATGACCTGATATAGTTTCTCTTACTTGATTTAAAGGATATTGAGAATTAAGTTGTGGAGGAAGATCTAAATTAAGATTATGATCACCTCCTCCAATATATAAAGAATTTCGCTTAAGTCCACGTGATGCTAAGTTAGTACTAGCAACGTTAAGATAGTCACGTTTAGGCATTACACCGGATGCATCATCAAACGCTGATTTATCATCACTCATTGATGAGATCTCAACTGCTGTTAACTGTTTAATCTCAGGAATATCAGCCATTATGTTTTACTCCAGGTGTCATTCTTATGATCATATGTATAACCATCGTTTATTAAATCTTTTCTAATTTGATTTAACTCTGCGCGTTTTGAGTTTAAACGTATTGTGTCATTCTTTACTCTTGCAATAAGTTTTAATCGATCAGCGCCAGGAGAATTCTCTAATTCTTCAATCGATGACTTATTATTAACAATATCTCTTTGTAGAGATTTTAGATCGCGATCTAATTTAGAATAGCTTTTGCTATTTTGCTCAAGTTTAGCATCAGTAGGCTTAGTATCTACATCTGCTACTGATAATTCTGCAGGATCAGGTGGTATGTCAATAGTAGTTGCCGAAGGCTTTTTCACAGTTTTTGGCTTTACGTTAATCTGCTCTTCTGGCGAATAAGCTTGATGCAACGTTGATGCATCATCATATATAGACGTCTTATCATATTTACTTGCGGCATATGCACTTACATCAAATCCAGGTGCAGAAGTAGTTTTATCTATTTCTCTATAGCCTAATACTTCTCCTCCAGGATAAGCCTTATAGAATGCTTCTAAGAACTGATCGAATGATTTCCATTGTTCAGATGTAATAGATGCTGACCCAAGTGTTAGCTCTGAATTAGGAGTTCCAAACGGAACTGAGTATCCCGCAACAAATCCAATATGTATCGTATTAGCCGTAAATCCAACAGTTTCTCCTGATTCTATATCAAGAGGCCGGCCTCTTTGAATAGTACCATCTTTTTTAATAACATAATGCCAATTGATACCATTCTTAGCTCCCTGATCAACTAAGATCTTAAGAGCATCTTCGTCAGCACCTAGCGCTTCCCATTGTTCAGCCATATGTAGCTTATGTACGTCTCTAGCATTAAGAGGAGTATCACTATGTGTCTTACTCCAATGTACAACAGCAGTTGTAATGTTACGTATACTATTTCTTAATTCAGCTTCTAGTTCTTCAGTAGTGTGCACGATCTCAAACACATATTCACCAGTAGATAAAGGAGTCGCAACTCCTTTCCAGCCAGATACGGCTGATGAAACAACGTAAGGTTTGTTTGTAGGTTTAATGTTAGGACTAGCATTATTTGTAGGT